GTCACTGTGAAGTACCTTTTATCCGAACACAGAGATAACAGTCGCAATAACCGACTTTTTTGGTTTGCAAGTGGTTTCCAGGTTACAATTTGGACACATACCGCTAATTAAGTACTTGTTTTATATGGATCGACATAAGGTAAACCCGTATGTGAGATTAGAACATGAGAAGAAGGAATGCCAGTCAACAAGGTGTGAATGTTCCTACATGGATATGTTGGGAGAGCGTGCTCCAATGGCCAGTTACCGTTGTAGGGCGATGAGGTTTTTTGGGAAAGAGCGGAAAAGTAATGATCAGATGATAGCCTCGCTTTTTGAAGACTTGTCGTCTCACTTTCAACTTATTGGAACTAAAGTTGTGTCCCGCCAGCAGGCAACTGCGGTGGCTATGTTAGAAGATATGGTGGCCTCCTCCCCCAATATGACTCGAATTACTGCACCCTTCCCCCATTCGTATTTTCCTCAGTCTATCCCACATCCCGAGCTCCTAGAACCGGTCAGACGAGTACTCGAAGATTCAGATAATTACTTTAGAGATGAGTACTACTCCCAATATATACCACATCGAAAATATCATGTCTCTGAGTCTAATGGAGAGAAAGTGTTGTTTCCGACTTTGGCCTCGTTATGTTATCGGGCAATACCAGATGCTGGTGCGTTTATGCCGGCCTATGATGCTCTTAAGACCTATGATGGTCGTCGCCAGTCGGTCTCTGCTATGGCCGATTTAAGCCCTGAAAAAATAGTATCTGCGTATAAGAAGTTGTCAGTTCCACCAGACAATCCACTGATAGCGGAGATAATGCCTTCTTATGAAATTGCGCTGAATAGATTGTATTATGCGATGGGCACAGCTGACTTGAAGGGGACAATTGTAGCAAATATTGACCTCGAATCGCTGGAGGGTGTATACATGGGCTCTTCTAATGGAAAGAAACCTGGGCCCCGGGAAGAACATCATGTTTCTGAAGGAGTTCGATTGAGTAAGGATCCTTGTGGTAAGAAGTATGAAAATTTTTATCCGACTGTCAAACAATTTATGGATTTCGTTTTAACAGGAGACCGCCCTACCACAGTGTCTAGTACTGCTTTGAAGGATGAAATGAAGCATGATAGAGATAAGCCTAAAGATCCAGATAAATATGCTGCATGGCTACAGAAAGTGCGTATTTTCATAATGCCTGATGGGTTTATACCCTTTGTAGAACGAGTTGCAGCTACCGCAGTGCGTCGTAAAATAGAAGTGGGTAACGTGATACGTATAGGGCAGACCTGGTCACATGGGGGTATGGACTTTCTTGCCCGTGCATTACAAATTGATGATGAGATGGATGATTATGTGTTAGAAGAGGGAGACTTTAATAGTTTAGACACCACGGTTAGACAAAAGCTTATTGAACTCTTCTATGCCGCGTCCATTTATTATTTCAAGCCGGATGTTGGTGATTATGACATAATATTGGCCTGTATTCAGCTTCTTATAGAGGACATTTCACAGCGAATTACACTATTGTATGGTGATATATGGGTAATAATTACAGGGAATGTCCCATCTGGAATATGGAATACCTCGATGGCAGATTCGTGGATAGTTGCTCTTTTATTCTTCTGGTATGTTTCTCACCAGATGAAGATGATGCCTGCTAAAGTGAGACGGTTGTGTGAAAAGTATCTTGTGGTTCGCAAGATACACATAGTTGATTATGGAGATGACCATGGAGTACGTACCCCTAAGAATGAATTGGTTAGACAATGGATAAGTCTTCCCGGCTGGAACTCATGGTTGGGTAAATATTGGGGGATGCAGATTAGGGATATGAAGCAAGTCCCATTTCTTTCTGTTCCTAGCTCATTAGGATACTTGATAACAGTAGGATTATGCTTCTTAAAGTATTATGCAGTTCGGAACCCTGAGTATGGTCGTCCTGGCCAGCCAAAATACCTCCCCTACCGTCCTACTGCGGAAATAACACTCAGGTTGATTTGGTCTCGTGAGCCTCGACGCCGGGATTTGTATGACATAATGCTCTCTTGTTTAGGTCATGCTTATGGCACGTATGCTTCCAATTTACATGCCTATCTTTTTCTTCGAACTGTTTATGCTCACATCCTCCAGGCCCTTGATTTGAAAGAAGAGGTGGCTGTCTCTAATATGATGTCCTTTAAGTCAGAGAAGCTTATGAAGGATATAAAGAAACGGGGTATGACAGAGGAGCAATTTAGGTATGGCTTTCCTACCCTGGACAAACTGTTTGCTCTGAATGTAGTGGAACCTGCTCGTGAGTTCTTAGGTGCTACCTACTAAAATGCCTATATTAGCCAGAGGCTATAATATCTGGTTATGGAAAAAAAATAAAAAATAAAAAAAAATTACAAAATTC